CAAGATGTCCGTATCGCAAAACATTCAAAGTCCTCTGAAGTGGTTAGAGGGATATAACAGAATGGCTGCGATGCGTGATAAGAATCATCTTATTAAAGAAATGCGGTCAACGGTCTAAAGGAGAATGAAATGAAATTTGAAAAACTAAAATTCGAAAAACTCTATGATGGTGTTCAAGCCATTATAAAGTTTGGTAAGTATGAAATGTCTGTGGTAAGTCACAGTATGTCTTACGGTGGTAAGAAGGGAATGTATGAGATTGCAATCTTTGATGGCAAGTCTCAAGTAGAACTGCCCGGCATCACTCGTGAAGGTGATACGGTACAAGGGTTTCTATGTGAGGAAGGTCTGAATGTTATCTTTAAGAAGATGACTAGTATTACTGGTTCTCTAGGAACTCAAGTGTAGGAAGGGCAATTATTGCCTTTCCTTTTTTTATGTAAACTGTTTCATATAATGTACATTGTAAACAATAAGAAACAAATTAGAAACTAAACGATGCACCGATTGTAACATCGCCTCGTTTGCCTGCATTCAAGTCCCATGAAGAACCAGCAGACAATTCTACATTGTCACGCAATCCGTATGTGACTTCAAAGTCTAGTACTGGATGTGTACCATTGTCCAATGCGTCAAACAATACAAAGTCTGAGTCAGCAACTGACTTGTTGTTGTATACAGAAATGTCTGTACTTGCTTCAAAGTCCCATTTACCCATTCCGTAATTTACTTCTGGTGTCAATGTTACTGTCATTGATTCTGCATCTACTTTGTATTCAGAATCTACTTCTCCGCCGAAAGTTAAACCTTCAGCCAATAGTGGTGTGCCTGCAACAACAAATGCTGCAGCGATTAGAGTCGTTTTCATTTTAGGATTTCCTTTTAATATACTATGTGATTTCTTTTCACACCTTTACTTATATTACAAATACGTCTTTTTGTCAATAGATTAATCTATTAGTATAAATGTGTGTCTTCAATATCACACATGTGCTTCTGTGGTTTCATTATAAATACCTGTAAGGAGATTATAGATGGCGATTACTGACAATACATTCTTCGCTGGCCGTGACGGTTTCGTTTGGTGGTTCGGTGTAGTAGAAGATAGAAATGATCCACTTGCACTTGGACGAGTACGAGCTCGTGTGTACGGTTATCATACTGAAGATAAAACAAAACTTCCTACGGTAGACTTACCTTGGGCAGTATGTGTGCAACCAGCGAACTCTGCTTCTGCTGGTGGTATTGGTAGTTCTCCCACAGGCCCGATTGAAGGTTCATGGGTATTTGGTTTCTGGCGTGATCCAGACTTCATGCAAGAACCTATGGTGATGGGTACAATCCCTGGCGTTACTTCTGCTGCTGCAGCTCCAAGTGGTGACTCTCCTCACGACTTCTCTCCAAACCAAACACTTCCACCACCAGACATATCTGAGTCACTGGTTTTAGGTGATGGTACGACTACAGAATTTTCTACGCCCGCCGATGCAACAGACTCTACAGTCCTAGTAAAGATTGATGGTGTGGTACAACGTGCAACTAACAATCCGCCCGAATCAGAAAACAATGTTGAGGTTCCGCCAGATGCATACTTTGGTGATGGGGCAAGGTCTGAATCATCTGAGTTTGGTAGGTCTAGATTTGGAAATCAAATGGCAGGAAAAGTTAATCAACTTGCACCAGAACTTAGAAGTAAATTTATTGCAGGCATTAATAAGTTCCTTGATGATAATCCAGATATGGATTGTAACATTGCTTTCTCATACAGAAGTAATGCAAAACAATTAGAACTATATCGTAAATACCAAGCGGGTGGGCCTCTTGCTGCAAGGCCGGGCAACTCATGGCACAACTATGCGTGTGCTATTGACTTAACTATCTACACTGATGGTGGACGCATATATGATGATGGTAGTAAAGGGGATTCCAACTATACCCAAGTTGCTAGAGCATCGTTTGCATCAGCAGGACTAAAGAATGATATCTCTGGTGACAGCGGACACTTCTATCCAGAACAATTTCCAAAGGGAGTTGATAGTAGACTCAAGAATGGTACTATCACACTAAAAGAATATCTTGCAGAGAAGGGGGTTTAAGAAATGTCATATAAGATTGAATCAGGTAAGATTACATTTGATGAACCGCCAAGAGAAGGTGCAGAGGTTGAAGTCATTGTATCTAAAAGAAATAATCTCAAAGGGTTTAGTGACCCTAATGGGTTCTATCCTCGTAGAGTAAACGAAGCGGACACCAACCGTCTCGCAGTAAACGATCAAAGAAACCAACACCCTGTTAATAAATTTAAATCAGATAATGTCGATGACTTAACTGGTGAACCTAAACCATCATACAATGCTCAGTATCCTTTCAACCATGTAAAGGAAACAGAGAGTGGACACATCCAAGAGTTTGATGACACGCCAGGACATGAACGTATACACGAGTATCATCGTTCTGGAACTTTCTATGAAGTACATCCAGACGGTACTAAGGTAACTAAGATTGTCGGTAATGATTTTGAAATAGTTCATAATGACAAACAGGTTCGTGTTCGTGGTAACATGAAAGTATTCGTTGATGGTGATGCATCTCTGTATGTGCGTGGTAGTATGGATGCACAGGTTGATGAACACTTAAAGTTTAATGTAGGACAGAACATTGACTTCCATGCTGGTAAGAATATCCGCATGTTCGCAAACGAATCAATAGAGATGACTGCACAGACTACAATGACACAACAGTCTGTTGGAAAGTTCTTACAACAATCCCAAGGTGACATGCAAATCATTACCGCCGCAAACTTTACGAATGCAGTACTTGGTAATTATGATATGGTTATTGATGGGGATTCACTTACGGACATTAAAGGAAACCTTTCTACCAACATCACAGGTAATGTGGGTATGTTGGCGGAAGGAACATTTGCGACAACGATTAAAGGTGCAACATCATTCCACACAGAGGCGACTTATGAACTTGCGTCTACTGGCGCAATGAAGGTTGACACTGCTGCAGCATTGAACATTGGTTCTAATGGTGCTATGAACTTAATTGGTTCTACTATTGACTTAAATAGTACTGCAAGATCTCCCGTAACTATTACTGCTGTTGTTCCAATCGTTCCTCGTGCAAAACCCTCACCACCAGCTGGAGATGGATACGCACCAGAAGTTACATTCATGGACACAGGAGATATTGCAACTGGTATTCTACCATTCAGTATTGATGATGAAGAGTATGACACAGATGGGTTTGCTGGTAAGATTGATGCTCCAAAGTCAGCAGAAGTATTAGAGGAAAAACCTTTTGTTCCTTTAAGTGAGTCTGATGAATTCTTTGCTGGTGATGATGAAGAAAAGAGTGATGCAGAAATTAAATCAGCAATCGAAGCTGGTGATATTATGCCAACCTCATTCTCAGACTATTCCTTTAATGCATTGACAGGTAAGATTAATACAAGTGGTGCGTCTAGAAAGGCAACATCTATTCCTCGCATTCCAGATGAAGGTGAAGAACACGGAGAAGAAGGTTCGGCCTTTAGTGCAGAACCAGAAGCAGCGGCGGATACTGCTGCACTTGAATCTGCACAAGCAGACTTTAAGTATGATGGTGCTGGAGATGTTATTGGTGGGGTTAACTATTCACTTCCACTATCTACACACTTTACATTAGGACAACTATCTAAGAACTCTGTTGTTGCGAAAACAAAAATTAAAAAGGGTGGTAACAAAGGTTTCACTCAAAAAGAAATTATTGACAAACTTAAAACTCTTGCGATACACGTTCTTGATCCAATCAAAGATCAGTATCCAGATATGATTGTTACTAATGCGTTTAGAGGAAAGTCTACAGGTTCACAACACAATGTGGGTGAAGCAGCAGACATTCAATTCCCTGGCGTATCAAAATCAGAATACTACACAAGAGTTCAGTGGATTAGAGAAAATGTTCCGCACGATCAATTGATTCTAGAATATAAGAATACAGGCTCAGGACTTCCTTGGATTCACATCTCATGTAAAGATGCGGGCAATCGTGCAATGATATTTACTATGTACAATCATAAGAGATATAAGGACACTGGTAAATTCTACCAGTTAGCATAGGAAAAGATATATGCCAAAAGTATGTAGAGAAGGTGATGCATTGGATACAGGACACGGATGTACTGCATCTACAACTATTAATACTTCCAATACAGATGGAACTGTTAAAGCTAACGGTATAAATATAATCGTAGTTGGCGCTCCTACAGTTGAACATACACACAGTCCACCAGATTGTCCAAATCATGTTGAGACATTAAAGGCTGGTTCTGGTACTGTTAAAATTAATGGTAAAAAAGTAGGAAGAGTTGGTGATGCAGCAGATGCTGGCGCTATGACAGCAGGCAGCGGAAATGTATCTGCTGGATAAGGAGAAATGAATGTACGAATATAAATGTAAAATAATTAAAGTGATTGATGGCGACACTACAGATGTTGATATTGATTTGGGATTTGGAGTTTGGTTAAAGAAACAAAGGATTCGCTTCTTTGGTATCGACACACCAGAGTCTAGGACAAGAGACTTGGAAGAAAAGAAGTATGGACTTGCAGCTAAGAAGTATGTAACAGATCGTATGCCTGTTGGTTCTATCCAAACACTTGTTACTGTTAAGGATGGTAAAGGTAAGTATGGTAGAATACTTGGACAGTTCAGAATGGAAGATGGAAGTATTCTTAATGAGAATATGATTGCAGAACATCATGCAGTTGCATACCACGGACAATCTAAAGAAGATATTGAAGAGAATCATATTGCCAATAGAGAGTTCGTTAATCTCTAACTTTCGTTATAAATAGAAGTAAGGAGATTTAAATGGCACTTACCCCAAACTCATTTAGTGATGCGTCTGCGTCACCATCTAGGGCAACTAGAAAGTATAAGGATGTTAGTTTGTCTTTCACAAGACACCCTATCACTGGAGACATTGCTGGATTGACAGATGCTGATGCAGTAAAGAGAAGTGTGCGTAATCTCATTAACACAGATTTTTATGAACGTCCGTTTCACCCAGAGATTGGTTCTGATATTAGAAAGACACTATTCGAACCTGTAGATACATCTACCGCTGACAGTTTATCAATATACATTGAAGAGTGTATCGTAAATTTTGAACCACGAGTTGAGTTAGCATCAGTAAGAGTTGATGCAAACATTGATAGAAATGGATACAATGTTATTATTGAATTTTATCTTATCAATTCTCCAGCTGGACTTATTGAGATGGAAGTTAATTTGGAAAGACTGAGATGATGTTAAAACAATTAGAGAAGAGCGCATAATATGGCAAAGAAATTACAAGTCACTGAATTAGACTTTGATTTAATCAAAGACAATCTAAAGACATACATGAAAAATCAGAATGAGTTTACGGACTATAACTTTGAAGGTTCTGGTTTATCTCAAATCATTGATCTACTTGCGTACAATACACATTACCTTGCAATGAATGCTAACTTTGCAATGAACGAATCTTTCTTAGATAGTGCAACTCTTCGCTCTTCAGTCGTATCTCATGCAAAGAAATTAGGATACACTCCTCGTTCATGTAGAGCTCCTGTCGCATACGTTGACGTAACATTAAACTCTTCATCAGCAATCAGTGCAACCCTTGCTAAAGGAACACGGTTCACAACTAAGGTGGATGGAAGTACATATGGATTTGTTACTAACGATGATGTATCTGTAACACCATCAAACGGTGTGATGAGATTTGCAAACATTCCAGTATACGAAGGAACTCTTATTACTTCTAGATATACTGTTGACTTAAATAATATTGAACAGAAGTTTTTAGTATCTGATGTTCGTGGAGATACTACAACTCTAAATGTATCCGTACAAAATTCAGCGAGTGATGTAACGACTACTGTATATACTCTCGCAACTGATATTACTCAAGTAACTTCTGGTGCTAACGTATACTTCCTTCAAGAAGGCAGTGACGGAAGGTTCGAAGTTTACTTTGGGGATGGTGTTGTTGGTAGTGCAATTTCAAATGGAAATATTATTCAACTACAATATGTTGTAACAAACAAAACAAAAGCAAACGGTGCAAATACTTTCTCCACAACTTCTGTTGATGGTGAGACAGATGTAACTGTAGCTACTTTGATTGCAGCACGAGGTGGTGCTGAATCAGAAACTATTTCTTCTATTAAGTTTAATGCTCCTTTAGATTATTCATCTCAAGGTAGAGCAGTAACTACACAAGACTATAAAACAATTCTTCCTCAAGTATATGCTGGAACTAAATCGGTTCAAGTGTGGGGTGGTGAAGACAACGATCCACCAATTTATGGACAGGTGTTTCTATCTGTAAGAACTAAGTCTGGTGTTAACTTAACACAAGCTCAAAAGAATAGTATTGCAAATGATTTGAAAAAATATAATGTTGCATCTATACGTCCTACCTTTATTAATCCAGAAGTTACAAAGATTAAACTAAGAACAGATTTTAAGTTTGATAGTAAGACAACCACAAAGTCTGTCGGAGATATCGAATCTCTTGTTAGAAAAACAATAGACGATTATAATACAAGTGATTTGCAAAACTTTGATGTTGTGTTTAGACATTCAAAACTTTCTAGGTTGATTGATGCTTCTGATGGTTCCATACTATCTAACACAACAAGAATTACTCTTAATAAAATATTGACACCAGTATTAAATACTGTTACACAATACGTTATTGATTTTAACAATCCATTATATAATCCGCACACTGGACACAATAGTGCTATGGGTGGTATTACTTCATCCACAGGATTTACTATTTCTACAAACACAAACACATTATTTTTAGATGATGATGGTATTGGTAATATTAGAACTTACTATTTGGTTGGTGGTACTACTAGAAACTATGTTGACAGTACAGCGGGAACAATTGATTATGCAACAGGTAAGATTGTTCTTACTGACTTAACTATTACTTCAGTTGTAGGAAGTTCAATTTCAATTGACATACTTCCTGCTTCCAATGATATTGTATCTGTGAGAAATCAATTACTTGAAATTGATATGGGAAATACATCAGTTGATGGCACTGTTGATATTATTGTATCTGGCGGTTCTTCTGCTGGTACAGGATATACTACAACACAGAATACATACTAGCAAGGTTTTATAAATGACTAGTCCAACTTTAAAGAATAAAGTATCACCGCACATACAAGATCAACTGCCTGGATTTATCAAGGCAGATCATCCTGTATTCTCTTTATTCCTAAAATACTATTATGAGTTTTTAGAAGCTGGTGAACTGGTAGTATCTGGTTCTAATGATTATGTTGTAGAAGAGACAATATCTAAAAATTATATTCTGGATGAAACAGAATTAAAAGTTGTTTTAGAATCATCTGCTGGTAAGTTTGTTGCTGGCGAAACTATTATCGGTTCTAAATCTAAAGCGACTGCAAGAGTTCTTGTTGATGACTTTGATGCAAACAACAGACTATTCATTACATCCCAACAAAGATTTGAAACTGGAGAGACGGTAACAGGTTCTACTTCTGGTGCAACAACAACCGTAGTATCCTATCGTGCAAACCCTGTACAAAACATTCAACAGATGTTAGAATATGCAGATGTTGATAATACAGTTTATAGTTTTCTTGATAAGTTTAGAGACTCGCTTATGGAGTCTATTCCGAATACCTTAGCAGAAGGTACGGAGAAAAGAAAACTTATCAAGAGTATTAAAGACTTGTATGCAGCCAAAGGTACTGCTGACGCCCACAAGCTATTCTTTAGAATTCTTTTCAACGAAGAACCAGAGATACTTTATCCAAGAGATAATCTATTACGTTCATCTGATGGTGAGTGGTCTACTGACAAAGTTATTCGTGTAACGGAAACTGGCAACTCAGATTTTACAACTGCTATTGGTGAATTTATAACTGGTGCGACTTCTGGAGCGACTGCTATTCTTATAACTGTTATTAAGTTTAGAGAAGGCGCTACGGACATTGCTGAACTTAGTCTTGATGAAAACTCCATCGTTGGAACTTTTGTTGAAGGTGAAACAATAACTTCAATCGACACTGCAAGAGATTTAGAGATTGCTGGTGTAGTAAAAGGTATTGTTACAGGACAGGATATTACCAATAGGGGTTCTTATTATAGTATAGGTGATACTGTAACTATTGGTGCTGGTGGTAATAATGCTGCGACTGCAAGGATTGAATCTATATCGCCAGGTTCAGTAAATGAAATTTTAATTGAGGATGGTGGTACAGGATATACCGTAGGTGATAATCTTGTATTCAATCTAACTGGAACAGAAGGCGCAAGTCTTATTT